ATTATTTAACACAGTTAAAAATCGCTAAATATTATTAATGTTTTTGCGCCTGTTATTGTTTCACGTGGAACAACCTGTTATTAATGTTTCACGTGAACGTTTTGTTAAAAAGATTAAAATTTTAAACTTAAGAACTATTAACAAAAATAATTTGGTGGTTTCGTGAAAAAGATGTATCTTTGCAGCAGAAATTTAAAAATAAGTCAAACAGTTAAATATTGATATTATGGCAAAGTATAAAATTACATTGGAATTTGAAACTGTAGTTTCTGTAAACGGTGTTCGTGTAAAGAGTGAAACAACACGTACCACACAAACGGTAACAGGTGTTTTTGCTGATGTAGCAAAAGTTATGTTTGAACATGAAACAAATTGTATCAAACATAACAGATTGCCAAAGTTGACGAAAGATGCTTACACTATCTTTGAAATGAAAGATAGTTTGAACTACATTAACGAATATGGTTGCTGTGTTACTCAACTCTGCAACAGATTGGGTAAAGACGCTAGTTCATTCTTACAGCTTATTCAAACTAGCGAAAGAATAGGTTAATATTAACAGCCTGTGGGGTAACACTCACAGGCATAAATACATATAATATGGAACATAGTTATTTTAAAATCACTCTTAAACAGGTTAATACAGAAACGGTTTATATGGTACGTTCTGACAAAGCAAGTGAGTTCTTTAACAACAAAATAGACTATCCTTCGGGCGATTGTTCTATTACTGTTAAGGGTCGTTTTCCGACACACAAAGAAAGTCGTAAATGGTTTGTAATTTCAACAAAATAAAAGAAAATGAAAAAGATTAAGTATTTTAGCCTGTCTGAGTTCTTAAACTCAGCAACAGCAAAACGTCTTAGAATTGACAACACCCCATCTTTTGAGGTAGTAGATAACTTGAATAAGTTAGCCGATTATTTGGACGTTATTCGTGAAAAGGTAGGTAAACCTATTCTTATTTCAAGTGGTTTTAGATGTCCTGTTTTAAATAAGGCTGTAGGCGGTGTTTCTAACAGTCAACACCAAAAGGGTTTAGCCGCTGATTTGATTTGTGCTGATATGGAATCTTTGGGAAAGGTTCTTAGAGAAACAGGCGGTTTTGACCAACTTATTAAAGAACACAGAAAAGGTTCTAAAAGTTTTTGGTATCACGTTTCGGTTGCACCGAGAAACGGCAAACCACGTCAACAGGTTATTATGAATTTAGAAAAGAAATAAGTTATGGGAAAATGTTTTAAGGTTTTACAGGATTACATTTCGGTTTCCATTGACAATTTAAAGTTTGTAGCCGAAAATACTACAGGCGGTAACGGTTTACTACTTAACTCTGTAATTGATACACTACAGGCACAAAAGAAAGTTATAGAATATCTTTCTAACTGTTTAGATACAGAAATGGGTATCAAAAACAGATGTTTTGATTTCCTTCACAAGAAAGGTTTGATGAATGAATTTTACAGCAAATAAGAAAAGGGGGGCGGCATTTATTACCGTCCCTTTTCTTTTATAGATAAACACCGTTTTCAAGTTCTGAAATAATGGTGTTATACTCATCTACCAACAAATTAACCGTGTTCAAATCTACGTTTTCAAACTGTGCATAGCCTGTTACGTCCCCGATTGTTACGGATTCCTGTGTATTGTTCACAGGCTTATTTATTGTATTGTTCTGTGTGATAATAACATAAGGTTCTAAACCGTATAAGATTTGTTCGTCCCACTGCGTACCACCTACAATATTTAATTCTGTTGTACCTGTTTTGTAAATAACATCACGTGACAAAGAAAAACTTTCTAACTGAAATACAACATCATCACAGGACAAAAACGCAACCGCATCACCTGTTATAACGTTCACTTTGAAAGATAGGTTTACCGTTTTACCGATATACTTACTATCTACAGCAACAAAGCCACGACACGGAATAAATACCGAAATTTGTGCGTTATAGTCTTCCGAATCACCGTTCAAACCTGTTAACGTCACATCACCAAAATCTAGCAAAATAACGTCCTTTTCGGGGGTTTGTACCGTTATACCTGTGTTATAGTTACCGCACCGCAAAGAATCTGTACCCGATACAGGAACGTTTGTAAAAATGCGTTTGATACGATTTACATAGATTCCCAAATTAACCTCCTCATAGATTCCCTGTGTATCGTCTTTTATCTCAAAGAAACGCTGTTTAGAAAATGCGTCCAAATTGTCAAGCGTCACGCAATAAACGTTTATAGCACCGTAATTTCTTCCAACAGGTGTTATTATACTAGCCACCGCTTTAACGCTTATAGACACACAGGAATCGGGCACAGGGAACGAAATTACACCACCTGTAACACTTACTGTAACATCTTTCGCTCCATCATTCCAAATAAGATTGCAAGAATCTAAATTGTAATTTGTAAGCGGTGTGACAGTCAAATTTAACGTACTACCTGTCTTAACTGTCTGTGGCTGTGGTGAAACGGTGCAATTTGTCAACGCATAAGTAACAGGAACGTCTTTTTGTGGTGTTTCGGGTGTAAACGTACCTGTAATAGTTACGGTTTCGTTTGTGGCAACAGGAACACTAAATGTTGCTATTTTGCCGTTAACGTTCATATTTCCTGTTGTTTCCGTTCCACTTTCGTTTCTGTAAGAAACTACAGGTGCGACAGGGTAAGTACCATCTGTGTTACCTGTCAACGTAATATCAAAATTTTCACCGTTTTGCACATAGTTTGCAGTAGTTCCCGAAACGTGGTTTGTTATTGTTAACTCTTTCGGCTTTGGGGTGAACGTTCCGTTAATTGTTACTTCTTCGTTTGTTTCTACAGGAACACTAAATGTTGCTACGTTACCGTTAACGTTCATAGTTCCCTGTACTGTTTCGTGATACTTGTTCTTATAAGTAACTACAGGTACAGCCGTGAAAGTTCCCTCTGTGTCACCTGTCAACGTAATATCGAAATTTGTATCATTTTGCACCGAAACGGCATTTGTACCCGAAACGTTGTTGATTATCTTTAACGTTTTAACCGTTGGTGTTCCACCACGGGCATTTAAGTAACATTCCATTTCGCCTGTATTGGAATCACTAAACGTTAAACGCTTAGAAAAGTATTTTCCATCTGAGGAAATACCATCTATATTACCGCTAATAACTTTTTCATCATCACTAGCCGAAACACGTTGTAGATTAAAATTCGTTATTTTTACCGTTCCACTATTCAGACGTGAAATGTAATTGTAATTACCATCACTAGGCAAAAAATAACAACCGTCCACCGCTTTTCCGCAAAAGTGAATAATATTACCGCCTGTGTCGTAATTTGTACTACTCGTTGCTGTAGTAGTACAATTTGTTAAGTGATAATTAATTTTATAACTTGCCATTACTTATTTCCTTTTATAGTTACCATTACAATACTACCTGTTTCGTTCAATAGTTCCTTATTAGGAAAATCTAACTTTCTAACATTCGGGCGAACGTCCACCACGTTTGTACGGTTTGAAAGATATTTGTTAACGTTTTCACCCTGTGTTAACGTTCCACTGCTAGCGAGTATTTTATCTTTGTAGGTGAAAAGCACATCAACCTTTAAACGTACCGTGCATAAGTCACCATCTTGCGAAATCTCTTTAACGAAATAATAACGGTTTAAACTTTCGATATAAACGTAATTAAACGTTACAGGTGTACGAGTTCTGAATCTTACTACAGGTGTTAACACGTTGAAACTAGCATTTAACAAACCTGTGTACTCGCTGTTTTCCTGTAGTGTTTTGTTTACTTCGTTTGGTTTACCGTCAAAGTTGAATGTTTTAATTTTAATCATACCATCAAAGTTAAAAAGGGTGTTCCCTGTGCTATCAACTACAGGAAAACACCCTCAACAGTTAAACAACCAAAACTAGGCAATAAAGAACACCACAAAGTTCTCGTTTGTGTCATTGAAATAACCGGCATCAAACTTGTAGTAGTTATTGAAAAACTCAGCCTTAGCATTATAGTTTGTAGTTACTCGCCTATCCAAGTTAGTAACACCGAGAGCGTCACGGTCAAACATAACACCTAGTACACCACTCACAGAAACGGTTGCACCGCTAGCCGATTTCACATCAATCTTTGAAACGTGTGCAAAGGCATAGTCTTTGCCTGTAGCTTGCCAACTTGCCACGGTCTCAGCCTTTGGTAACAAAACGTTCTCATCATGGAATGTGTCAGCATACAGATAAGTTTTTGCAGCTGCTGCGAAATCTGACAAAAGAACTGTGTGCAAAACGTCCTTTGGTGTGAAACGTTCCTTACCACCTACGTTAAACAGGGTTGAAATGGTCTGCAAACGGTCTGAGTACAAGCCCATTGTATAAGCTGCAAAACGGATAAAATCGGGTGTGGTAATTGCTGCTTCTGCTGTAAGCTGTGCGCCTGTCTTATCGTTATACAGTTTCAACAGGTTTACGCATCTAACAGTACTAGCAGAACTGTAATCTACTTCTTTGTGAGTAGAAGCATCAAAACCAAATGCGGCTTTATCTGCGTCCAAAGTTTCTGCAATCATATTATTAATAGTACGCATCACAAGCGCATCTGTCTTAATCGTCATTGATTTCTCAACAGCGTTATAAATCATAGACAGAAAACCGTTCAACTGTGCTGCACTGCTGAAAGATTCCTTAACCTGTCTTTCTGTGATAGAGACAGGAACTTCGAAAGTTACCTTTGAGTTAAAGAATTTAGCAGAAACTGTCGGTTTGTGGAAAACGTCCTGTTTGTACTCTTTACCGTCTGTAAGATTCCACGTATCGTTTTCCTCAGCCTGTGGAACGTCTGCTGAAATCTTTTCCAAAACAGAACCAAATTCCCACGCATCCATAAGGACAGATGGAACTTTACCACTGTAAGGGCGGTTTACGAAAACCACCTTACCGATATGGTTTACGAGTGATTTAACGTAATTGTCAACGGCATTTTGATTAAAAATCTCATTGCCCAAATCAACGATACCTGTGAGGTCTTCGTGTACCAAATCGGTTTTACCTAAAACCTCAGATGAAACGCTATTAATAAGCGCATAAATTTGATTTACTTCCATTTTATATAAAATTTAAGAATTAATAAATGTCTAAACTAATTTCTTTTGCAATCTCTGTTACCACCTGTGTTTTAAAGTTGGTTTTTCTGAGATTCATTTCTTTTTGAATAATTTCGCTAGTAGGAACGCTAGACGGAATACCGCTCTTACTACTTGTCTTCGTGCGTGTCTCTTGTCTGTTCCCTGTAGAATCTCTTGTCTGTTTTGTGTCATTGCCGAAATCTCCATTATTAAACGTTACACTTGAATCGATAGTGTTATTATTTCCTGTTTCGTCAACGGTGTTACTTTCGTTAACTGTTTCCTTTGATGTCACAGGATTTAACACATCGTATTCGCTATTAAACACTTGAATCTGTTTTTGCCATTCGTCAAACTTAACTGTAATGATACCTTTAATAATATCTGTTGCAGTTTCGTTTGTGATAGCGTCAACTAGTTCTCTATTTCCATATTTGAAACGCAAATCAATATCGATTAAGTTTGGTGTGTCTTCCCCGAAAATTGATTTGTACAAAACAGGAAAATTAGGCTCAAAAATGGTTTCAAACAAACCGTTATCCACCGTGAAAAATTCTTTAATTTTCATCTTTGTTTTCCTTTTCCTCTTCTGTTTCTTCTGTTTCTTCTGTTTCCGTTTCTGTTTCTTCTGTTTCTGTTTCCGTTTCTTCTGTTTCTTCTGTTTCCGTTTCCGTTTCTTGCGTTTCTTCCGTTTCCTCATTTTCGTTTTCGGTTACAGGGTCAACGTCTTCCGTTTCGGTGTGTTCGTGCCCCTCTTCTGTGGCTTTGAGTAACGATAAATAATTTTCGTGCTCAATCTTCCAACTTGAGCCGAGTGTTACGGATATTTCCGTACCAAACATTTCGTTAACTCGTTTAACACCCTCAACACGTTCTGTTAACATTGAATCAACATAAGGCATTAACGCATCGATATTCATAGAAACTTCTTGCGTATTTAAACGCTCACGTTTCATATTGTAATTTGCGTTCAAACCCAAATCGTTAAACAGGCTAGCTTTGTAGTACTGCAACAGTTCTATAAGCTGTGTTATCTGTTGGTTACTCTGTGACGGTGGGGTTTGCATATTAACACCTTTGAAAAAGGCATTTTCACCGATAACCGAGAAATCACCATCTAAAATCTTTTTCAAGAAAGATTCTGCACTCTGTTTCGTCTTATCATCACTAGCAGATATAAGCATAGTGATTCTAGTTAAAACGCTAGTCATATTTAAAGTTATAACTGCGTCTGTGTAAAGTACACCATATTTCCCGATAACAGGTAGAATCGAATCCGCAAACGGTGTGTTATTGATAACGACAATATCGGAATCAATTCTATAGGTTTTATCCAACTTTAACCACGGATTTGCGACAATAAAATCTTTTCCCCTGTAATACGCATCACATTCGCCACCCCTGTTTCCCTGTAGTGCATACAGTTCACCGTTAACTTTTGCGATTCCTACATTTCCACTAGTTTGCAGAATCTTTTCGAGTTCTACCTGTGGAATCGAATCGGGCAAACCTGTGTACTCAAACATCTTTGAGGTCATACAAAGAACTCGCTGAAAGAACGTGTCTAAGGCTGTATCTTTGTCTTTAACCTGTGTTTGATATAAGTTATAAAGATTCTCTTTTCTCATTACTTTACAAGTGTTTTAATTAACGTACAAAGTTCAGTTAACACTTTCGTGTTACTCTGTACTGTTTCATTTAACTTGTCGGTTTCGTTCTGATGTCTCTCGTTTTGCTTTTCCATATAAAAGAAAAGGGCGATACAGACAGCTACAGGAAAACCAACGTTACTAATTAACGATATGATTTCGTTTACTTCCATACGACAAATTTTAACTTTGTTAATTAATGGTGCAAAGATAAACAAAATATCTGAAACTACCAAATAAAAACAGGGAAATGTTTCACATGAAACACTTTTTCCCTGTTTTTAACAGATATTAAGTAATAATGTTGCTTCTACTACTAGCCATTAAGTAGTTACGCACAATTTCACCGATTTCGTTATTCTGATAAAATACCTTATCCGTGGCGAAATACTTCGTTATCTGAGATTCTACGTAACTAGCAGTACTTAACAATTTGCGTCTGTAGTTTGGTTTTCCGTTCATACAAAGGGAATAAATCAAACTGTTTTCCGTGTCCTTAATCGGTGTTGTTTTATTGTGGATATACATAAAGTTATTAACACCGTCTGAGGATTCCACCTGTATTATATTACCCTGTAATATCATTTCGTTAAACTGTATGTAGAAAACGAAAAGTACATCTTTCGGGGTATATTTCACAGGTAGATGGGGATAAACAGCAAGTTCCCATTTACCGCCCGTAATCATCTGCAAGTTTTGATTATCGAAACAGAAATATTTGTTACTCGCTTTTTGCTTAACAATAGTGCTGCAATATTCTACAGCCACGGTTGCACCGTGTTCACCGAATTTATAAATATCTATTGTGCCCTGTTCCATCACTCTCACCTGTTTCAGTCCCATTTCTGTAAAATATGGGCAAAACTGATTCACGGTGTTTCCCAACATAAACACTTTAACATCGTTTCGCTGTCTGATAATAGTACTTAACAGGTTCATATACAACATAAACTCATCTGGCAAATAATAACGTCTTGTCAAAAACTCATCGAAAACTATAGTAGTTATATTCGGGTAACTACTACTTTTTTCGTGCTCCTGTTCTGACAGACAGAAACCGAAACAGAACGGCACGTTATCGGGTACACGCTTTTTGTTTTCGGGGTCATAGCTTGAAAGAAACCATTTGCCCGAAACATAAAACACCTCATTAAATTTGCCGTTTGTGAGTTCTTCGATAACACCGTTCGAAACATGGTTTGCAAACAAACTTTCGGCACGTTTGCCCCTTAAATCCTCTCGCCATCTACGAATATAAGCCATTTGTTTTCCTGTGCGCAAATATTCTTTGATACCATACAATAGGGTAGCATAAGTTTTACCGTTTGAACGTTCACCAAAGATAACGTTATAATCTGCGTTCTTTGCTAAGATTCTAGACAAAGAATAAAATTTCGGTGTTTCCACCTTTTCTTTCTTCTGTTTCATATTATTCTTTCTTTAATCTGATTCCCATTAAATAATTTATATAAAGTACTGACAAACTCAAAGTGTACCCTGTAGGTTCTAGGTGTACCCCTGTCTTTGTGTCATAAGTTGAAACCGTCCCCAAATAATCGGTAATAGTTCCACTTTGTTCGTAATCTACATAAGTGTGTATATTCTTACCTGTTGCAGATGGGGGTATGTCTAGATAGTTTGTGAATGCGTCAAAGATTCCGTTTTCCCCGAATGTTTCCAACATATAGGGGATAGCAGATTTTTTGTTAACACCCGATACCGTCAAACTGTAATCGTAATCTTTTCCGTTTACCGTTAACGCTCCTTTTTTCTGTACCATATAGCGTTTTGCACCCAAAGTTTTAAACCGTCTGTATTGTCCCTCATAGTCCCAAACACCCAAAGGTTTTGCTATTCCCCTAATCGTGACAGGTTCAACTTTTTCAAATGGTATTTTGTGGAACTTACAGGCTGCACGCAATTTTTGCTGTGCCAAATCGTTATAGGCTTTGAAATACTCTTTATGATTTTCCCCATTTTTGATTTTTACGCTGTCTGTATCGCTATAGATGTAATCGTCACCGCACTCTGCTATACCTGTAAACAGATTCCTACGTGCATAGGCTGTTACATAGATTCCCCACGGATAGAAAAGAAAACGGTTTTTGCTGTCATTGTATTTATTCAGCACCTCTAAGCGTTTTTCGCCTGTCAAGTGTTCAACGTCCCACGTTTCGCCATCACAGACAATTTCATCACGCAAAGGGTTTGTTACACTCATACCGTAACAGCTATTCAGCATTTCTTTGCTATTTAAATACTCTACCTCTTTTCCCTTTACACCTTTTAGTTTCGTTTTCATTTCATACAGATGCAAAATAGATTTTATAAACTCTGTGGGCAAATATTCTTTTCGGTAACAAATCATTTTGCCTATTCTCACAGATTCCCACATATAGAACTGTGAAAACACTTTGTAATCTATTTCCGTAATAGTCATACAGATTTTACTAGCACAAACCAAACGTCCGTTATTTTCTGAAACGTTTTCTTTTACGAAACACTTACTAACAGATATCGGGTTTTCATTATCCGACTTGGCAAAGATGTTGGTAAATTCCACGTCAAACACGCAACAATATTTTGATGTCATAAACCCAAATTGTTTTATAGACTTAACAGGAACGAAAACACCTGTACTCATAGGAAATTTTTCGCTTACCATCACATAGGGGTAACTACTAGTAAAATCGTAACTATCTACGTTTTCTATCACCTCATCTGTATATTTTGCATTTGCGTGCGTAAAACCGCCCGAAAACGCCCTTTGTAACATTTCAAATTCTTCTATACCTGTTATATTTAAGTTATGGATTTTATCCAAATACTTAAAATTCTGTACGGTTTTACATGTTTTTGGGTCTGTTGTCTTGAAACACACAGAACGGCAATATTTGCGCACAAATCCTGTCTTTGTTATCGGTAAATGGGTAATGTTTTTGTATTGTTCGATTAATTCCTGTATATAGCACATAACTACTTTAATATCGTTCAAACAATAACTTATTTCTTTTTGTGTTAACGGTGTTCTGCTGTGACGTAACAGGCTGTAATCTAAATCACCGACTAACTTTTCACATTTATATTTGTGTAATTGCTCACCTAGCTTTGCGAGTGAATAACCCGACAGCAAATAACTACATCTGAACTCTATTCCGTTTTCTGTGATTCCGTAAATAGGTTTTCTAAGGTCTATTGAAAAAACCTTTGCCCATTGCAATAACTCTCTGAAAAATTGGAACTCATAAGCCAAATTGTGAACGTATATAATAATGCGTTTCTTTTCAGACAGGTTTAAAACGTCTGAAATTGTTTCTAACATAGTTATAAACTCTTCCCACGTTCTACCTATAATGCAATAACCGTTTATTCCAAATTGCCAAACGTACATTAAAGAACATTTTTCCATTTTGGTTTGCTTACCCCCTAACTTTATGTAACGGTCATAGGTATATGTTTCACCGTCCACGTCACGATAAAAAGATGTAGTTTCTATATCGAAAGATACAGGAACGTTTAAGAACTTTTCGCCCTTATTGTTTCCTGTAAAATTCTTATCGTTCACAGCCAAAGCCAAAACTTTTTGTATATCTTTCGGGGTGAACGTTTCTGTATGTAGTGCAAAAGGAATCTTTTTCATTATAAACCAAATTTTTTAAATTCGTCTAATATACGCTTTAACGGTTCATCTGTGTTATAGGAATCCACATCATTTATAAATGCTTCTGCGTTTGGGTCATTGCCGATTTGCTCTAAGGCATCATCTAAGGCATTTTCAATCTTTACCGCATCATCTTCGATTTGGTCTGAAACGTCCTTTGATTCCTGTTCTAATTCGCCTGTAAAGTCTTTATATTGCATTAAGTATTGTTCCAAAAAACGTTCATCTGAAACACTCGCAATTTTGCCCATTAACTTATCTTGCATAAGTGCAAAACTTTTATCGTCCAAATCATAGGCTTTTTTCAAGTGTTCAGCATATTCTTTTGTACCTGTGGCTGTAGATGTAGGCTGACGTAAAAAAGAAACCGCTTTTGAGTACTCAATCTTTAAATCTTCCCAACTGTGACGCATAGAGAATTTAGTGAAACCTGTTATATTGCCTTTGTTAAGGGCAACAACAGCGGGCGAAACTATACCCGATTTCTCAACGTTTTGTATACGTCTGTTAGCTTGTTGAAATACACGTGCAATCTCTTTGCGCAAATAGCCACGTGATTCTACAGCCGTTAATATCTGCTTATCTAATTGCGCTTTGCTAGTAAGTGCAAACGTTTTGTTTGTAAAACCTATAGGATTCTGTTTTGACATTTTAAGAAAGATTTAAATTAAACAAAGACAGGGACGAACAAATTAAATTCGCCCGCCCCTGTGAAACCAACCTTTACACTAACAACTTCTACTTATCCACGAATGTGATACCATAGCACTTTTTAGCGTGCGATTCATATTCGTATATAGTATAACCTACCTTATTGGCTTTAATTGTCTCTACTGCATCACTGTTTGCGAGAATCTCTCGCACCGTGTCACCGGTGAACTGTGGCAAATTAACCAAACGCTTGTTCTCAGCGTCAATAATTACAGGTGAATCGCCCAATGGTGATTTGTGAACGTACATACCGTTAATAGGGTGTACTACATCATCACCACCGTCTTTCTTGCTGTTGTAGATGTCGGTCAACTTAACAAATGGAAAATCGGTTGTATCAATGCCGAAATTAGTCTTATTAAAAGTACCAGCAAAACTAAAATCTTTTTTCATAACTTTATAACTTATTTAACGTTAAACTTCGTGTTACCTGTGGTGTGAACTTACTTAACTTCGTTCATACCGTTTGTGGCTGCAAACTCATTAAGCCATTTCTTAAAGCGGTTCAACTTAATAACCGCCTTATCGTCTTTGACAACCTCGTTACTAGTCATCAAAGCATTTACGCTTGTAATACAGTTGAAAACTGTCTCATTAAAATTTTCGTTCATAATTACCTAATTTAAAATGTTAAACTTATATGTTTCTTAAACACGGTGCAAAGATACGGCATTTTTGCGAAACCACCAAATTTTTTCTGTTAAGAAATCTTAAAGAATAAAATTAATATCTGTTAACACTTCGTTCACGTGAAACATTAATAACAGGTTGTTCCACGTGAAACAATAACAGGCGCAAAAACATTAATAATATTTAGCGATTTTTAACTGTGTTAAATAAT